CTGGATACGTATTGAAATCGGTAATTTTGGGGATATTCATAGTACGTTCGCCTCCATATATTTTAGGTAAAACGTACTAGTTCGGAGGGTGTGTTCGCATACTGTTCGCTTGTCTTTTGCCAACAGATTAGATATGATGAGGATGTAACTACGCCCTCCGAGGCTAGTTGCGTTTTAGAAAGAAACTTTATGCTGTTAGTTGGTTCTGACAGTGTACCCTGAACCGCCGGATGAACTTACGATGAGACTCGGGATTTCCGCCAAATCGCTTCGCCAAAAGCGATGATATTTCCGAATCGTTTGTGCATCCTCGGTTCCAAATTGCCAATATCGTTTTTTTTCGTGGATCGTCCTGCGCCAACAGGGCGATCTTTTCTTTTAATAAAACCTCGCCTACGACGTTCGCCGAAATGTCTTCAGGTTCCCATACAGTTCCATCCTCACCTTCGAATGAGGTGTCGTATCTGATTCTTCTCTTTTTCCCGGTTAAAAAGTCAGCTCTTACACTTCTGATTATCTTTTGAATGAGAGCTTTCTTCTCTCTCCCGTTGTCTCTGAATGCCAACAAAGCTTTTCCGATTCGCCAATAGCATTCTTGCTCAAAAGAAGTGAAATCTGGAATTAGATGAGCGATTCTTTCTGACTCCCTTATGACATATGGAACGGCACCGCTCTCCAAAGCAATTTTAATCCTATTCAATTGTTTTTCTTTCAAATGTTTTTCCTCCTTTGCCCTACACTATATAACACGTAGTTGGCATTTACTTTTGGGACATCGTTTCCGGAATTTTTTCTTATCTTTATTTTTTTTTGCTAATTATTTAGCTTTTTGTTGACATAAATTAAAGAATATTGTAGAGTATAGACATATCTAAATAAACCCTACAAAAACAGCCTGAAACGTTGGGAGACGTAGCTTAAGGCTTTAATTTGTAGTGTCTAAGAAGCTGAATAAATAGCTTATGAACACAGTTTATTAAAGATTTCTTTAAATGTCAACTTGTTTTTTAAAGATTTCTTTAGTTTGTTTTCATGAGCCATTAAGGATGGTTGATATGATTACGTTTGAAAGAGTTAAAAAACTTTGTAAAGATCGAGGCATAAGCCTCTCAAGACTAGAAGAAAATGTAGGATTCGGAAAAAACTCTACTTATTCATGGAAGCAGAATAACCCTTCGAGTGACAAACTCAAAAAAGTAGCCGACTACTTCAATGTATCTGTTGACTACCTACTTGGCCGTACCGATGATCCGAAAATACAAGGCCAATACGACATAGATACTATAGCCGCTCATCACGATGGTGAAGATTGGACAGAAGAAGAGTTAAGGGAGATCGAACGTTTCAAAGAGTTTGTCCGCTTAAAAAGAAAACAACAGGAGTAGTTGAGATGTACGAAACATTACTTTCGGAGGCTACTCACCTTGGTATAGACACCTATGAAAAACAAATGCCTCATAGACTCAAGGGATTGTACTCAAAAAATGTTATTTTGATTAATAAAAACATGGAGACCTCTTATGAAAAAACTTGCATACTTGCCGAAGAACTTGGTCATTATTATACATCGAGTGGGGATATAGTTGATCAAGATACAATTGAAAAGCGAAGACAAGAAAAAATTGCGAGAACGTGGGCTTACGAAAAGCTAGTACCTTTGTCCAAAATTGTTCAAGCCCACAAAGAAGCTATAAGAAATAGGTATGAGCTTGCTCAGTACCTTGAGATTACAGAAGAATTTTTAGACGACGCCATTAAGCGCTATAAAGAAAAATACGGTGCTACTGTTAACTATGGTGGATACACCATTTGTTTTGAACCACTTGGTGTAATAGAGTGGTTTGACAATTCTTTTTAACCTAAAAAGCGAACATACATTCTTTTTAAGGAGATATGGACGACCTGTATGAATGGATCGTCGAAGACTAATCGGTAGTCGGTCGTTGACGGGATTAAGTGTCGCCCGTCAACGAAAAACTTACCCGTTTAGGTAACTCCAGACGCCAGCTCTTAACGTCCTCCGCACGCTCATACACCGCCTTCAACTCCGCTCTTCCCTTCGCAATCAATAGTTCATTCGCATCCTTTCCTTCCGTAATATACCCGTGTGCCAGTCCGACTTTCCCGTATAAATAACGCTCGACCTCCGCACGCAACTTCTCGCCAGCCTTATCGTTATCCGTCACGATTGTTACGTGTTCGATCGGAGACTGGACGATGATATCCGCTTTCCGTTGGTTGAACGAAGACCCACCGGTCCCGATCGCCGGCACTCCCGCCGTCATCCACGATTGCGCATCGATCTCCGCCTCGCATAAGACAACGCGTGTCAGCCGCCGATCATATACGACGTTCATTCCGTAAACAAGGTCCCGTATTGGCCAGCCGCCTTTGACGTACCAGAACGCCTTGCCCCGCGTTGACCGGTACTTTACGTTAGCAAGCCGCCCGTTCGGCAACCGCCAAGGCAGCGCAACCGCACCGCCAACCATTCCGACGTTCATTAGCCGCTGGACAGCCGGCATGATCCCGCGGTTGTTTAAATAATCGTTAGGATCCGCAGCCACGTCGTCGAGAATCGATTCGCTCAACGATTCGCGATTCTTGGCGATCTTTAGCTTCGGCATCCTCAGCGTGAGCTTTCCGTCTTCCAATTCCGGCGCATACGAATCGATGAGGTATTCGACCGTCTCTTCTTCGGTTTCTTCGCGCAAGAAGGCGAGTAGCTTTACGAAGCCACCCCGCGCATACTCTGCGTCATAATAGCCGCTATCTCCCCAATAACCGGCCTTTGCGGTCGCTGTGTCTTCGAGATATACGTAAAAACTCGGCGTTCGATCATAACGGAAAGGACTTGCGGCCAGCAATCGCTCATCCGTCCATGTTGGCCGCGTCCATTCGAACTGTTCGAGCTCATATCGTATATCAACGTCGACCGGGCGCCCGTTTAACGTCAATGTCGGCACTTTCGTCTCACTCCTTTCGAACTAAAAACCGGATTGTTCTATATATTACGTCCTAATTTTTAAAAAATCCTTCGGAATTTGTCGAAAGAATCTCGGAAAATGTTGACAATATTATCCAATAAATTCCAACGTCTTAGAAATTAAAAGGCACATCGGATGATTCTTCGACGACTTCGACAAGCTGCTTAATCACGCCCACTTGTGGCAGATATATAATCTCGGCGCTCTTTCCTTCGCCACCGTCCCGGCCTTTATTTAGTCCGATAAGACCCCGTCCTTCCTCTGCGTTCGTATCAACAGCAATCAATAGCGCAGCATCTTCGAGCAACGCTTTCGTTTTCTTGACGTCTTTACGCTGTGGAAGCTTTAATTCGGAGTCTGCGTCTTTACCATCGCCTTCCTCCGCTTGCGTCAACGCAAAGACAGTCGTTTTTGTTTGTCCTGCTAGACGGCGGAGTTTCTTCGAAGTCTCGGCCGCGTCTCCGCCCGCCGTCTTTGACGTGTTCTTTTCGTAATCGAGATAGTAAAAGGGATCGATGAGCACGACGTCGGCTTTCGTTTCGATAATGTCCGATTTTAAATCGCGGAGCTTCCGGGAGTTGAAATTCTCGTCATCCACAGCACGAACGATAATGTTCCCCGGAATCAGTTCGTTTATCTTGTCGAGGAACTCCATAAATCCGGCCTCAAACTCTTCGGAAAGCTTGCCCTGTCTAACATCGCGCGAATTAAATCCGCCGGGGCCTGTATATTCGATTCCGATATCCAAGTCAACATCTTCTAACGGATTGTTATCGATTCCGAACTCTCCAGAAATTGAAACGTAGAGCCGGACAAGAACCTCGTACCAGCCCATCTCCATCGACCAAATTAGTACGTTCGCCCCCTGCATCGCACAGTTAATCATCTCCTCTAACGCTATGGCCGATTTTCCCCGGCCGGATTTCCCATAAATGACGTATACGTTCGATGAAACATAGCCGCCCATAGCACGGTTTATGAAGTCGAACTTGCTGCGCCAGATCCGGAAAGACTCGCCAGCTTTGCGGTTTTCATATTCGGCTTTGAACTTGTCGATATCTCGTTTTATATCGATACCGATCGTATCACGAACGTTTGTTCTAATTTTAATCCTTTCGAGTTCATCCGTCAACCATGAAAATAATTCTTCCGGACTATCTTGCGAATTATTAAAGCGCTCCGGAAGCTCTTTTTCCGCAAGTTCTGCGAATTCCAACATCGCTGCTCGATTTTTCAATTTCTCCGCAAGGTAATCGTAACTGGCCTCGATGTTAAAATCCGGCTGGAAGTCCGGCACCTCATTCGCCACCATTTCGGCAGTCGGCGCCCGGCCTCCGTGTTTCTCTGCGTATTCCGTGATGTATCGTAGTGCCTTGCGTTCGCCTTCCGTCGGTAAGTCTTCCGCAGAGATATTAAACCGTAGCAGTGCGTTCGGTTCGTTCTGTTCGATCACCTTCGATAGCATTAAGACTCCGTAGTTCATCCGCGATCCCTCCTCACTCTCTTAACGTAAATCACTCGGACGCCTCTTTTCCGCTGTTCCGCGATTTCAATTCGAATACGGAAGAAATCATAGGCTTCACCGAACATATCCGCTAAAAATTCCGCAACTGTAACGATTCGATCAAACGACCATTCAAGCGCCGCAAACGTCCACTTTAACGGATAAAGTAGACGGTACATTATTCCGCCTCCAATAACTCGGGATTTCGATATACGTCGCCGATGATTTCGATTTCGTCAAGTCGCATCCAAAGGTACCTATCCGCCCCTTTTTGATTGCCGATGTATTTCATTTTGTGGATACCGTTTTCCCATTCGATCACATAACGATCAACCACTTTTTTACCGGTCATAGGATTTATATAGGATTCCTCAGCGATGTCTTTTTCGTAAATCTCCCGGATGTTTTTGTCCTTCAATCCGGTGTATTGCATAATATTTTCGAAAAATCCCGTTATATCCGCATTCCCGTAATATACTTTCCCATCAAAACCAACTGCATTTAAAGGGCTGTAATCCATTTTTTTAAGTGGAGCATTCCACGCTCTAAACTTGAACTCTCTCATTATCGCTCGACCTCCCGCTTTAATTTCGCCAGAACTCCATCAGCATACGACTTATAGTCCTCGTCACCAATCAGCTCATAAGCGTCATAAAATCGATGTACTTATCAAGCAGCTCATCGATTTTCTTCGTATTGTCTTTCGCTTGATTTTTCGTCATGTCACCCCACGCCTTTTCGATTCCTTCGCGAATCTTAGTTACAAGATCTTCATTTGGTAACTCCGCAAAATGAAACGCCGTCCCCTCCGGCTCCGGATAATTTTCGTAATCAAAATCGTCAAGGAATCGTTCGGCGTACTGTTTGCGGCAGACCAACCGCAAGTCATCCGAATCAGCGACAATACATTCGCCGTTGATTGCGTCCGTCAGATCGAACTCGACGTAGGTAGAGACGCCGGTATCGTCCTCTTCTTCGACTTTCCTGCGCGCATCAACGTAGAAAATGCGGTCCGGGTATCCGTCTACTGCGACCAAGTCTCCGAAAGTGATGTCGGCTTTCATCTCCGCAGCCCCCTTTTCGATTCTCCTTCGAATTCAATTACGCGGCATAGGTCACGAATCCGGTCCGTCAGACGTTGCTCTCCGAAAACGTCCGGCAGCCGTTCGATCGCAATGTTGCTCGTGTATATCGTCGAAAGTTGATTCGTCACTCTCG